TCTAGATGAAGTGGACTCGATTATGCCAGCAAGGACTTCAATTAGAAGTTCTACTATGGAAGATAGAAAAGGATTAGAGACGCTCATGACAAATCTTCAAATCGCTCATGATACAGAAAATATGTATGTAATTATGATGACCAACTTTCCTGAACTTTGCGATGAGGCTAGTCTTCGTGCTGGGAGAGTGGATAAGCGAATTGTATTTGACTTGCCTTGCGAAGAAGAAAGGAGGGCTACACTTGAAGGAACTATTGAGAGAATTAACTCAAATGCAGGATACAAGGTAGTAAGGAGATATAACCTAGACGAACTCGTTAAGTTGACTGAAGGGTTTAGTTATGCTGACATAGTTCAGGCTGTTGAAAATGCTGTAAAAACTAGGGCACTTGAAATTACAAAAACTAGAACTAAAAAAATTATTCCTGCAGGATACATTACTCAAAAAAGATTAGTTAACGAAATAACTAAACATGCTGAAAGATTTTATCCTAAAAAAAGAAAAATCGGCTTTATTTGAGTTAAAATGAGAACAAAAGAAGAAATTCTTGGGAGAATGAGTCTTGTTGAATTTAATACAAGATGTTTAATTGATTTTAAATTCTTTTGCGAAAAAATGCTTGGTCTTACCACTTACGGAGGTATTCAGAAATTTCATATGGAATGGTTTAGGCTTGTTCAGAGAAATAAAGTCTCGATAATAGAGGCTCCTTCAGGTTTTTCTAAAACTGAAATAATTGGGGTAGCTTACCCTCTTTGGATAATGTATACCAGAAAAAAGAGAAATATCCTCTTAGTTTCTAAGACGATTAAACAAGCTGAAGGAAATATCCTCCAAAGGATTAAAAATTACATCCTAGACAATGAATTACTTAAGGAGGTCTTAGTTCCTAAAGATGCTAAAGCCACATGGAATAAGCAAGAGATTAGGACAAAAAATGGTCATTGGTGTATTAACGTTCCTTACAACATAAACATTAAAGGCTACAGAGCTCACATAATTATTTTAGACGAGGCTGATTCTTATGAGGATCCCTCCATTTTCTTTGAACATGTTTTGTCTAGAATAGTTCCGGGAGGTAAAGTAGTTTTAATTTCTACTCCAGAGGGACCAACTAATTTACTTGGAATGGTAAGATCTAGATATCCTAAAGTTGGATACATTAAAACGGTTGCTATAGTTGATGAGAAAGGGAGACCAAAAAAAGAACCTCTAGAAGAGGGGAAGTCTATTTGGGAAGAAAGATTTAGTATGGAATGGCTTATGGAACAGAGAGAGGTTATGGGTGAAAATGCTTTTCAAAAAAATTATATGTGTAACATACTTACTGATCCAGAAGATGGAATCTTTTCACTTAAATCAATTTACGCTTGTTTTGACAAGACCTATTCCTTTAGTGAGGAAGTTTATCCAGAAGCACAATACTTTATTGGAGCTGACTTTGCTGTTAGTTCTGGACCAAAGGCAGACTTTGACGCATTTGTAGTAGTTGAAAAAAAAGACGACTTCCTTGTAATTAAAAAGATAGAAACTTATAGAGGGATTCTTGGACCAGTTAAGGTAGAACATTTAACTAGGCTATACAACACATATCAATCAAATTTACAAACAATGATTCTTGCAGACGAATCGAATATGGGAACTCTCCTAATAAATGATTTAAGGGCAAGGGGGCTTACAGTATTGCCACAAAAATTTAGTCATCAAGAGAGAAAAAAGCTTTTACAAGTTCTTGCTAATGTAATTGAAAGTAAAAGACTAGTAATTCCTAGAAGCCCATTAGATCCAGACGCATTAGATAAAACAGATGCCCTAGTTGAACAACTTATTGGATTTGTTAGAAAAAAAAGTCCAAATACTGGATCAGAATTATTCCTTTCAAAAGCATCTCACGACGATATTGTTATGGCTTTAGCTATGGCAGTAAAGGAAGCAGCAAATGTTATTACTAATAATCTCTGTTGTGGAGTTAGTTCGAAGTAAAAATTAGGATAAGATGAAAAATAGAAATATTTATATACTTAAATAATTATTTAAAAATAAGATGAAAAAGAAATTCTTACTTAGAATGAAGCTTAGAATTTCTAAATTAGCTAAGAAAGTAGTAAAATTTCTTAAAAAAGTTATAGCTTCAGAAGATTTCAAGGCAGTAAAGAACTTTCTTTTTTATGTGCTAATTCTTGGATCCATTTTGAATTTGGGATTAGTTTTTTTTGGATTTAAATTTTCACTAATCAACCTCATCTCACTAGGATCATTACTTTGGATAATTGAAAGCAAAATTTCATTAATAATTAAAACTATTATCCATAGGTGATGGGAATCTTTACAGAATTTCTACAACCGAGGGCAATGAATCTTTATAGCGGAGCTACTCTTGGAGTTCCTCTTGCCCCAAAAGTTTCTCAATCGAATAGAGATAGAATTCCTCCAGAGGAATTAGAGGCTATTTATATTACTGACCCCATAACTTTTAATACAGTGAATATTCAGGTTAATTTAATTATGCAGGCAGGATTTAGAATTGACGCTTCTGATTCAGAAACGCAAGAATATTTTGATGAATTTTTTGAATCTATTGGACAAATTGGAGAAGAAACAACCTTACATGAACTTTTAGAATACATTTACTTGGACAAATTAATTTATGGTAAATCTTTTGTAGAATTAATTTACAATAGAGACGATAGTCGAATAGTTGATCTTAGAATTTTAGATCCCAAGGTTATGGATTATGCTAGAAATTCTCGAGGGGAAGTTGCTGTCGATAGATTTGGTAAACCAATCGGATTTACAATGAAATTACCTTATGGTTATTCTTCCGAAGGATTTGGAGATCCAGTTCCTAAAGAATATCAAGATATTGTCTCTTTACGATCAAATCAAATTTTCTTTTTACCGAAAAGGATAGCTCTTTTTAAAGGGAAAGCTGTTGGGGACAGATTTAATTCAATAGGAATAATTGAACCTTCTTACACTTCTATTACGAGGAAACAAAAAATTGAAGAAGCTAGGGCTAATATGATTTTTACTCGTGGAGAATGTCCAATAATTGCAAAAGTTGGTGATGAAAGACACGAACCAAACCCAGCTCAACTTAAAGGAGTTCTAGACCAGTTACTTAAATTAAAATACGATAGATACTTTACATTCCCTTACTATGTTGATGTTCAACCATTAGAAATAAATGATTCTGGTGTTGTTGATAGCATTCTTAATTACTTTAGAACAAATCAGGCAGCTTCTGCAAGTATGCCAATCTCCTTAACAACAGGATCTGGAGAAGGACAAAATAGATCTACATTAAAAGTTCAGCAACTTGTTTTAGATGCTTCATTAGAGTCAATAGTTAGAAAAACTTGTTCCGAATTTAATAGATACGTCTTGAGAAGAATAATTGAAGTAAACGGAATTAAAGGAACTGCAAGATTAATCTGGGGAGATATACAAGCAGAGAATAGAGAGACTAAACTAGATTTCATTCTACGAGCATTTAAGGAAGGAATAATTTACCAGCAAGAGGCAAGAGACGAAGTCCTAAAGATACTCTTTGGGGGAGTGAAATAACTATTTCTTTATATCCCTATATATCGAAATATTTATAAAGTCTAGATTCTTATAATAAGGGTATGGAACTCATGCTCGTAAATTCAGAACAAGTTGGAGAAAGCATACCCTCGACTAAAGACATAACTATCCCAACTATCATAAAGGATAAAGTTTTGCTTTCTCCTGGAAAGTGGAATGGATATCTATTTACTGCAGAAGATATTATTCGTGGATATCAAAATACTGACTGGTCTGATAAAAAGAATTTTGAATTAATTAAGGATCATTCTAAATCTGTAGATGCTTTTGTTGGTTATGTTAGAAATATTAGAGTAACTCCTGATGGAAAACTTATTGGAGATCTAGAATTGTGGGATGAAAAAATAATTAGAGACCTTGTAGTCCTTAAAGCTAAATTTGGAATTTCTGCTAGAGTTCTCGGTTACGAAGAAGGCGAGAGATTTAGAATACAATCATTTAATAACTTTTCAATTGTTTCTGATCCAGCATGTAAAGAAGCTTACATCAATCTTTCAAATAAGAAATTGAAAGAAATAAATGTAGTGTCTAATTTCGTTGAAAATTATGAACTTAAATTATCTGACGAGACTACAAGTTCTGTAAGTTCTGGAAGTGAAATTAGTGATGCTAATTCAAATCAAAAAATTAAATATGGAAAGAAAAAGAAAGACGAAGAAGAAAAAGAGGAAGAATTAAAGAAAGTAACTAATTTTGAGGAAATAAGAAAAAGACTTGGAATGTCTGTAGATGAATTTTATGCAATTCCTAGAGATCCCCCAAGTGCAAGTAAATTACCTATTTTCGATGCAGCACATGTTAGAAATGCAATAGCAAGATTTAATCAAGTCAAAGGAGTTTCTGAAGCTGAAAAGAAAAAGGCTTGGGCGAAAATTAAGAAAGCTGCTAAAAAATTTGGAATTAAAATTTCTGTAGAACATTCAGATCATATTTATTCCTCTAGTTTAGAGGATAATGATTATAGAGCTGAAAGGAGGTCACCTGAACAGCTAAAGATGGCAGAGGAGGAACAAATTAAACAAAGTTCTGAATCTGTCAATGAAAACGATTCTGCTGTCGAGGAAAGTAACGCTGAATCTGCAAGCTCTTCTGAAGAGCTTTCTTCTAAATTGGATTTGATTCTTTCTCAACTTCAAGAGCTTTCAGAGCGTGTTGCAAAGCTAGAGGATTCTCCTAGTGAGCAACAGCCTGAAGAGCCTAAGGAGGAAGAGAAAGAAGAGGAACCAAAAGAAGAGGAAAGCAAAGAGGAGTCTGCAGAGAACAAGGAGCTTGCTGAATTAAAGAAACAAGTCGAAGAGCTTAGTGCTAAACTAAATGAGCCTAAGCCAATGTCCGTAGTAGAGACAAAGAAAGTAGACAAAACTGTCGGCGGGCTTCTTGGAAAGACATACTCTCCAGCAGAACAAAGGTTGGCTGAGGTGTTACTGCAAAATGCAGAAGGAGCTTAAGTCAGTGGAATTAGCAAACGAGACAACGTCAACAGTTTCTAGGGGTTCAGCAATCTCTAATGTATACGTTAATCAGCCAATCATGTATGGAGAGGAGATTATTGACGCTGCTAAGGAGAGGTTCTTCTTCCTTGACGCAGTTAATGTTGTCAAGCTTCCACAAGGTCACAAAGACTACGTGGAATACAAAAGAACCAAGTATCTTGGTAGCAGCGGAATAACTTTCGATTCTGGCGAGAAGTCTGGTAGTGACATCTCCAATACAGCACTAAACAACCTTGACGGTGTAACAATTACTCCCGCATTCTATTCTGCTAAGATCCACATAGAAAACTATGCTGCTAGAATTAATGTGTGGAACTTGGTAGATAGGGCTAGGGAGGAGCTTATCTATGGTATAGCTGATGCTGTTGACCAGTACATCGCTACTACCATGGGTGATGCTACCGTAGCAACTTCCAGTGCCGCAGGAGCATTAGTGTTGTATGGAGGAGATGCTACATCGGATACAACCTTGGCAGCTGGCGATGTTTTGACCCCAGAGCTAGTCGCTGACGCTAAAAGATACTTGATGGACAAGCACGCATATTATTGGAACTCTGGAACTCTTACAAGGTCTAGTGCTACAAAGAATCCTTGGGTTCCAACACCAACAGAACCGTTCGTCTTGTTCATCGGTCCAGCACAATACAACGCCCTTATCAAGGATAGCCAATTCACCAACGCTGCTGAATACGGAGATAATGAAGTAGTCTTGAATGGTGAAATTGGTAAATACCTTGGAATAAAGGTCGTTGTAACTAACAATGTAGAATCTGTTGCGTCAGGATCTGCTGGTCCAGATGGAAGTGGTAACGTAAACGTTAATATGACTAGGTGCATCCTTTGTGTGCCTAAGAAAGCATTTACTTTCGTCTGGGGAATGGAACCACAAATTAGTGTTGTTCCAATCGCATGGCAAGCTGCTCAAGCGGTTGTCCTAGAAACAGCTTACGCTGGAGCGGTTATACATGATGATGCAATCGTTTTCATTGACGTTACAGACGCTTAAATTTCCTTTTTAGTTGCCACTTAATTTTTTTAGGCAACACATATTCACCAAAAAGAAAAGCCCCGTCTGGGAGTCGGATTTATCCGACAGGCTCGCCTCATTGAGGGGGGTAGGACGGGAAATTAAATTTCAAATTAAGAAGAAAAATGGGAAAGTATGGATTGAAATCAGGATATGGGTATTTCCAAAATATCCAAGCTGGAACCGTAGACATATCAACGAATGCTAGCGGTGACGGAAGTGCTGATGTTACATTTGAAAGACCTATGAAAGGAACTCCTGTTGTAGTAGCAACTTTGCAAGAAACAGACACAACTGGAACATTGTATGTAACAAGTAGATCCGCTACAGGATTTACTATTAAAGTAGATGGCTCTTCAGTCACAGAAGGCACATTAACTGTAGCTTGGATAGCAATGCACGACACAAAACCAAGCAAGTTGTAAATAAACTAAATCATTAATCTAGACGATGGTAAGCAAGAGTGAATTGAAAAAGAAATACAAAGAGTTAGTTAGGAAAGGGAAAGAAAAAGAAGCTAGAGCTATCCTTAAAAAAATCTGGGGGATAGAAAGTAGTGGATCAAAAAGAAAGAAAACCTCCAAGAAAGTTAAATACAAATCAATAGATTCCCTAACCGAAATTAAGGGAATTGGAAATAAAACAGTTAAAGATTTGAAAAGGATAGCAAAGAATCTTTCTTCCCTTAAAAAATTGTTAGAAAAGGACAAGGTTCCATTAAGGGACGATATAGTGGAAATACTCAAGAGAGAACTGTTGTGAATAGAATAGAAAAATGGCATTAACTACTACGACGAAGGTAAGGTTACTTGGTGGTTTAACCACAGACGATATTTCAGATGAAGATATTGAGAATATTATCTCCGAAGCAACCAAGGAGGTTTTAACTCAACTAAATGTAAAGGTAATTAGAGAAAAAATAGAATACATAGACGAAACTAGAGAAAACGATATAGATGGTTCTAATAAAACTTATTATGTTAAAAATTGGAAAGGAAAATATTTAAGTGATCTGGATATGGATGGGAGTGTTGATACTAGTGACATTATTGTTTATGCTGTTGATTCTGATGGTAATGAAACAACTGCCACAGTTAGTTCTGTTACATATAATGAAGGGAAATTTGTATTATCTGATGCTTATGATTCTAGTTACAATCTTTATGTGACTTATGCTTGGAGTTACTACGATGTAGTTACACCAGACCCACTAGTTTCACTTGCCACAACTTATCTAGTAATTGCTTACTGTTATCTTAAAATAGATGGAGGGTTTTCTGGTTCAGTTAAGTTTGGAAATACTACAATTAATAAAAAAGTTAGTGAATCCTTTGGTATATTTTACGACCGTTATGTTTCACTTATGAATCAATTAAATCAATCTGCACCAGAATTTGGAATGTCAGATATTTCGGAGATACATATTTAAAATGGCAAGACGAGGAGAAAATGGTTGTGCTTATGGGAAAGTAACAAGAACAATAGTCGAAGCTCTAATGAAGGAATTTGATGAATTTAAAAGTGAAATTAGGGAAGGATTAAAAGACTTAACTGAAACAAATACTGAATTATATAACCACTTATCAAATAGACTTCCTCCAGAATATGTTAGAAAAGTAAGTTGGCTTTATGGTATTTTAGGCACAATAATTGGTGCTATAGTTGGATCTGTTGTAATCGCTTTACTAAATAAGTCAATTTAAAATGCCAATAGTTCCAATAAACATTGTAAACAGGGAAATTAATAGATTTGGAACAGATGTTGTAGTTAGGACTATTTCGAATGATACTTATTCAGATTGGGGAGATGCTGATGAAATAATTACTTCTTCGGAAATAAAAACTGCTTTTGTTCAGGTGCTTACTCACGAAGATGAATTAGTTCAAGAGGGATATTTAAGATTAGGAGATAAGATCTTTTGGTTTAAGGGTGATGAAACAAATATTAATTTAGGAAATAGAATTAAACATGCCTCTGGATGGTATAAAGTAATTGAAGTTATTCAACACTACTCTCAAGGAAATGTATATGCCATAGAGGCTAGAGCTAGAAAAGTCCAAGAATATGGATTTTTCGTGCTTGACATATCTGAATTTGATGGTGGAGATGTGTTGGCATAGAAAATTATATAAATATGTAAATATATAATTAGATAAGGAAAATGCCAGTAAAACACGCAACAACAAAATCTGCAGGGGAAAGATTGTATGCAGTTACAGACTGGAATGCCGATCATGTAATTGAAGGTGGATTAGATCTTGGAGATCAAGATATTACTCTTACTGGAGCAATTGGAAGGGATTCTGACAATCAAATTAACTGGAATACTGACGATACTCTTACAATTAAAGTAGGTGGATCTAGTTTAGATATAACAGGTTTTGCAACAGGAACTTCTGATAATAATCAGTTAGTTACAAAAGGTTATGTAGACGAGAATATTACTATTCAGGATCTTGATTTTGCTGGTGATAGTGGAACTGGAAGTGTAGATTTAGATTCTCAAACATTTACAATTGCTGGAACAGAAAATCAAATAAGTACCTCTGCTTCAGGGCAAACATTAACATTAAGTTTGCCACAAAACATATCTACAACATCTTCTCCAGAATTTGCAGGATTAACTCTTAGTGGAAATTTGGTATCTAGTTCAGACCTAAGTATTCAGTTAAATAGTTCAACTGCGGATACAACTCTTACAATAGAAAATACTGACTCAAGTCATAAAGCAAATTTAACTGTGGAAGGAGATCTTTCTGTTGGAGAAAATGCTACAGTAAATAGTTCAATTGCAACACCATTAATAAAACCTACTTCAGATGGAGCTACTGCCATTCAGGTAACAGATACAAGTGAAAATGAAATTCTTTCTGTAAATACAAGTACTCCAGCGTTGAATGTTCAAGGGAATCTTAATGTTTATGGAGATATTTATCAAGAAGGAGAAGTATATGAAACTCACGCAGAACAATTATATACTTCCAAAGACGTGATAATTACAAGAGATGGGGCAACTGCTGGATTAGGTTCTGGAGAGTATACTGGAATACAAGCCCACTTATATGATGGAACAAATGATGGTCAATTAGTATTTGATAAAGATGGTTGGGCTAGAGTTGGTGATGTTGGAGACTTACAAAAATTAGCAACTATTGAAGAATCTCCCACAAATCAAGGAATAACCTTTTACGATACAACAGACTTACAATTAAAAACAAGTTCAAATCTCACATTCGATTCTAATTCAGGTATTTTAAGTCTTACTGGAAATCTAATAGTTTCTGGTGATTTAACAGTTGATACTGACACTCTTTATGTTGATTCGACTAACGATAAAGTAGGTATTGGGACTACGAGTCCAGCAACTGTTTTAAATATTATAGGCGTTGGAGCAACTGAAGACTCGGTTAGAATAGCAGATAGTGCTGGAACTCGTGCAGAGCTTGGTTATCACGATAATGATGGTAGATTAGTCTTATTTAAAGCCGATGGAACTTCAAATGTTTTACTTACTTCTGATGGAGATAGTTATCTTATGGGTGGAAAAGTCGGAATTGGGACGACGGAGCCAAATAGTAAGTTGCATATTTCTGATTCAAGTAATGCTGTCCTTTCAATTCAAAGAACTACGACAAATGCAGGAGATGTGGCGGGTATTCGATTCAAAATTACACCTGATACCGATGACAAATACTATCAATCGGGTATTTTTTGGGAGAGAACCAATGAGGAATATAATCAAGGAGGTAAGTTACATTTTGCGATAGATGCTACAGAAGAAGGTAATGTAGAAGTGTCAGATGCTAAGTTAACAATCCGAACAAACGGCAACGTTGGAATAGGTACCACAAACCCACAAACACTACTTTCTCTACCAAATGACGAATGGATTAGCGGAGAAAATAATGCAGGAACTGGAGTAGTAAATATGTTCAAAGTTAATACAAATGATGAAATTGAGGTAGGAGGAACATTAAATCTTGGAACAATAGAAGCT